CAAGCGCCAATCCATCCTCGATCAGGCGCAGACCGGCGCGCTGCCACAGGCACCGGATTTTTCCAAACCCACCCACGCCCGGTTCCGCGCCAAGCTGGCCCAGATCGTCGCCTTGGCCGAGGCGGGCGACATCGCGGCCTTGCAGGCCTTCGAGATCAATCCGGTTTCGTCCAGCCCCAAGGCTATGGCCCGCTACCGCGACCTTTGCGTGATCGCCATCACCGCCTGCGCGGAGGTGGCCGCATGAAGATCACCCGCGAGTTCTGCCCCGGGGATCGCTACGTCTATGATTTCGGGCTTTGCAGCTATGAGAGGGGCTGGGCGCAGGTCGATACGGCGCAGGATGCGTCGTATTTCGGGACATGGGCCAACCCAACCCGGTTGATGATCTTCAGCTATTGCGAGGGCGACACGACCTTGAAGGAGGCCGCGTCGCCAGAGGAGTTTGCCGCCGAACTGCGCCAGATCGATGCTTGGCACCGGGCGCATGGTTATGGACCGGCGCGGATCGATCCGGGGTTTGATCCGGCGATAGAGCTGGCGTTCGAGGGGCTGGCGTTGGCGGATATGCTGGATTGAGCATCAGTTGATCTCGAAGGTGAGCAGCTTTGTACTTTGAATTTTTGCGTGGGGCTGGTACAAGTAGATAGGGGCAATGATAGGATGCACAGCCGTGGGAGTGTCAGGAATAAAGATTTTCATTAGCCATGCCTCCGAGGACAAGGATGCTGTCGCGCGCCCTTTGTCGCGCGCCCTTAAGCGACATGGTTACGATGTTTGGTATGACGAATTTGTCCTCAGTGTTGGGTCATCCTTGAAGCGGTCGATAGATAAGGGGCTTGCCGAATGTGATTTTGGGGTCGTAATTTTGAGTGAGGGTTTCTTCAATAAGAACTGGACTCAGGAGGAATTAGGTGGGCTTGTCTCACGAGAGATGAGTAGCGGTGAGAAAATTGTCCTTCCGGTATGGCATGGAATAAGTGCTGATCGTTTGCGTGCTTTTAGCCCAACTCTTGCAGACAGAATTGGAATATCTACTGCGGATGGCATACGTTCGGTTGTTCAAAAACTAAGACGTGAGATTGAATTGAGAGTTCATTTTTCTGGAGTCACTGTGGTTGAGTATGGAAGTCTATTTGGAGAAAAACTATCTGTTATCTCGCGTCCAAACACTGGTTACTCTACAACATATTTTAAGGGAAACTTGGATGAAGTATTCTCTGCGGATCGTCTGAAGAAGTTTATGGAAGTTATAGACAAAGAGGTTAAGGGAACAACACTCAAGAAGAAATAGAGTTCGCCAACGTTATAGAGATTGGGGTTTGATCTGATATTATCTGGCTTACATTTTTTTGAAATCGGCAGACATTTTTGAGAGGACCTGCTGGTCTCTTCAATCGAACCATACATAATTTAAGTAGCCGTTTTTAGCGTGTGTCTGCCAGTGGCGCCACGTTCCAGAACAGCACACGCCCCGGGCCGCCCCTTGCCACGCAAAACTCCAACGCCTTTGCGTCATAGTGCGGGTCCGCCGGGAAGGGCGCGCTCATGTTCGCCACCTGTCCGAAGGCGCGGGGATAGACATGAATCCGCGCCTCGGCGACATCCTTCGGCGCCAGTTCACGCCCAATCTGCACAACATGCCGCCGGGCCTTCGGCCAGGCCAGCGCCAAACCCCGCGCTAGCATCCCCGAGCCTGCGGCGCACCAGACCTCATCCGGTTCAAGACCGGTTGCCAGTGCCGCAGCCGCGAGGGCCTCGACCGCACCGGGGATGTCAGCGCCAAAAGGGATCAGCGATGCCCCGTTGTCCCGGCAATACTGCCCTGCCCGGCTTTGCACGACGGTGAGATATCCGGGCGAGACAGGCACCACTTTGGCTCCGAGGCGGGCTGCTTCCAGCGTCCGGGCGTGCGGTTTGGCGCGCTGGGCGACAAAGATCGTCGCCTTCTTGCCCAACGCCCGGGCGACATGTGCCAATGCGGTTTGTGCGCCGCCTTCGGCTGGGCTGGCATAGACGGCTTCCTGCCCGCCCTCGAACACTTGCCCGATGAACCGGGCCTTGGTGCTGCCGGGATGGAGATCATCGCGGACCACCCAGATCCCCGAATGGGTTTGCACGATCGGGACAGTCATTCTTGGGGCGCCTCGTCGCCGGTTCCGTCGGCCTCGTCGATTTCGCCGAATTCGACCTGACCGATGGCCTCGGTGGCGCGCTTGGGATCGCCCTTGCAGAACACCAGAACATTCTGATGGGTGCGGCCCAGCTTGCGGGAGGCCTCAAATTGCCGCCCAGCGCGGATTGGCAGCGATCCGACCGCAGTGACGAGGATCGCGTCGTTGTAGAATCGGGCACCGGCAGCCTCGAATGCCTCGATCGTCTTTCCCGGCAGGTTGACGAAAAACCCGCCAGCGTCGCGGACATCGCCGATCACCCAGACGGCAAATCGGTTGTCGCGCAGCCGGGAGACAGCCCCGGCGATGATCCGGGCATAGGCATCGAAGAATGCTTCCTTGCCCAAGGTGGAGAGATCGGCCGGATCATCGGAATAGACCTCAAGGTTCCAATAAGGCGGGCAGCTGAAGATCAGATCGGCGTAAACGCCCTTGGCCAGCGCGGCGATATCGCGGCTGTCGCCGGTGATCCAGCGCGGCACCGGGCCTGCGCCCAGCGCCGCCTGTGCCTGATTGGCGGCGACTTGTTCGGCCCGGAGTTCGATCCCGACGTAAGCCCGGCCCAGTTGCGAGGCGACGATGCCGCGCACCGACCCGCCTGCGAAGGGATCGAGTACCGTGCCGCCTTGCGGGCAGAACCAGCGATAGGCGATTTCGCACAGTACGGGATCGAAGATCGACGTGCCCGACGCTGTCGCGGCGTCGGAGGCTTGGTAGTGATTGGCAAGAAAGGCTTCGGTGGTCAATTCGTGGCCCAGCTCGGCCTCTTTGGCGCGCTTTTTGGCATAGAAGCTTGGATCGCCGGACGTATGCGACGGCATCAGCACGCCGCCGTTGGTCTTGTCGCCGCCGACCAAGTGCTCGCCGCGCATCAAGTCTTGGCCGAACGTCCGTGCGGGGGATTTAACCATGGGCGGCCTCCTTTTTCTGGCGACGGGCCGTTGCGGACTTCGCAACCTGATCGGCCAAACCACCACCACCGAGGACCGCGCCATCGTTGAACGCCTTGGCAGCCCCGGGCTTGTAATCCTTCCGCGAGCCGTTGCCGGGCATCGGGCTGCCGCCGGGGCAGGCACGATCACCCTCGCCGCGGCCGAGTTCCGAGCGGATGCCCATATCCAGCCAGGCGCGTTTCCGATCCTGCCACCAACCCTTGCGGGCATCGAGGATCGAGAAGGGCGGGATGCCGAAGCGGGCAGCAAGGCTGCCGGAGGACGACGCGGCAGGTTGGCTTTCGCCTTCGCCAATCCCACCGCCCTGACCTTCGCCGCCCAGCGCGCCCGCATCACCGAATTCAAACCCCGCCAACAGTTCGTCGAGTTCAGCCTCGTCAAAGCCGATCATGTCCAGATCGAAGTTCTCGTCGCGCAGCGCCGCCAGTTCCGAAGCCAGCATGGCGTTGTCCCATCCGGCGTTTTCGGCGATCCGGTTGTCGGCAAGGATCAGCGCCCGGCGCTGGGCCTCGGACAGATGGTCCAGGACGATCACCGGCACCTGCGCCAAGCCAAGAGTTTGTGCCGCCATCAACCGCCCGTGCCCCGCGATGATCACGTCGTCCTCGCCGATCAGGATCGGGTTGGTGAAACCAAACTCGGCGATTGAGGCGGCGATCTGCGCGACTTGATCGGTGGAGTGGGTGCGGGCATTGCGGATGTAGGGCACCAGCCGGGAAGTTTGCATCATGTCGATTTGCAAGGGGCGGTCTCCTGAAAGAGGAACGGCCCGGCGATGAACACCGGGCCAGTTGAGGCAGAGCAGATAGGCAGAAACGGCGATCGAAAGGCTGGGTGCGTACCTGCGAACCCAAGAGTGCGCACCCAAGGCGCGAACCCAGAAAAAATGTTTGACGCTAGAGGCTTACCGCGCCTCTGCCCCCCGCATACACCTCAAGCCCGGGTGGAACCGGGGGCC